AGTGGCAAATACAAGCTAAACCGTTATGAGCTTCTTCAAGTGCTGGGAGAAGTCGGGATGTACCAGCAATATCTTGACGAGTATAACGACCTTGCAAACATGAACAAGGCATTGCGTTACGACAAAGATAAAGTTCAATCATCCGGGGATGGTGATCCTGTTTTCGACCACGCTACACGAATGGCAGAACTATCATCACGGATTGGACTCATAGAGCAATCAGCAATAGAAGCGGATTGTGAAATCTATCAATGGATCTTGAAAAGCATCCGGGAACACAAATCCCTTGAAGATATGCGGAAGGGCGAGGAGTTAAAAGGAACGTCATTGCCGTTCAGCCATAACAAGTTCTATAGCGCAAGACGCAAGTTTTACTATCTCGTCTCGATGAAAATAAAGTGATAAATAAATTGAGGTAAAAATGGGGCATCTATTTATGATATGATGGTGTAGGTGAAATGATACAGTTGAGCCTATAAATACCTTCTTCCTTAATCAAGGCCGTCTTATGTTGAAAGCATAGGGCGGCTATTTACATGGGCTCAATCAAACGAAACCAGCGACATGAGAGAATTTGCAGAGAGGTTTTATAAGTCTAAAAAGTGGCGTGATACAAAAGACGCATATAAAAAGAGTGTGGGTTGCTTATGTGAGCGGTGTTTATCCCGTGGCGTGATTACAGTCGGCGAGATAGTCCACCACAAAAAACACATAGAGCCGTGGAACATTGACGATCCATCCGTCACATTGTCATGGGATAACCTACAACTACTATGCCGTACTTGCCACGGCGAGATTCATTCACGGCATGAGGGCAGAAGATATAAATGTGATGCTGATGGTAGTGTGGAGATTATTTGACGTGCTCCGTTTGCCATCCCCCCGGTCACGCCGCGAGATGACCGCCGCAAACGACCGGACGCGCTCTTTTCTTTTCCTCTCTCAGGAAATTAAAAAGTTTTGGACAGCGGGAAACCAATATGGAGAGGTGCTGATATGAGAAAAACAAAAACTAAACTTGAATTAAAAGACCGGGTGCCTGAAATCTTAAAAGATGCTGAACGCTTAGGAATATCTGATAACTTTTTGTTTCAGACTACATTTAAGCGGTATCAAACTCAGCTTAAGATTTTAGATGATTTGGAAAAAGCTATAGAAGAATACGGCGCCACAGTTACAAAGGAATATGTGAAGGGGCGGCAGAACTTAACGGCGAATCCGGCAATAACCGAATACAACAAAACGTCAACGGCGGCAAATGGAACGGTAGCCACCTTGATAAACATTATAAAGTCTGCAAAGCCTACGGAAGAAAAGAATGATAGCCTAGCGGAGTTTATAGTGAATGAATAACTATATTTATTCCTATTATCAGAAAATCAAGGACGGATCCGAGACGGTGGGGAAGTGGGTGGCGCTACTTTATGAGTTGATTATCAACCGTATCCAAGATGGGACGTATTGTTTTGATAATCAGAAAGCGAATAGGGCAATAAAGTTCGTTGAGACTTTTTGCCGACACAACAAAGGGAAGTTGGCGCCGAACGTCCTGAAGTTGTCATTATGGGAAAAGGCTTTTATGTCGTGTCTTTATGGTATTATGGACGAGAATGGAAAGCGACAATTCAAAGAAGTTGCACTTTTTGTAGGTCGGAAATGCGGGAAGACATTACTAGCGGCGGCAATCCTAACTTTTGAGGCTTTTGTGGATGGTGAATTTGGTTCTGAGATTTATTGTATAGCGCCAAAGCTGGATCAGTCAGAACTTGTTTTTTCCGCTTTTGAGTTTAACAAAGACAAGAATCCCGATCTTGTTAAGCGGACACGGAAACGGAAAAATGACTATATAATCGACAGCACAAACACAGTTATAAAGAAGATAGCGTTTTCGGAAAAGAAAGCGGACGGATATAACCCTATGCTGACCGTGGCTGACGAAATGAGCTCGTGGCCAGCGGAAAGAGGATTGAAACAGTATGAGGTTATGACTTCCGGCACGGGCGCAAGAGTTGAGCCGATAACATTGTCAATTTCTTCTGGCGGCTATGTGTCTGATGGTATATATGATGAATTGTTTAAGCGTGGTACACGTTTCCTGATGGGTGAGAGCGAAGAAAAAAGGCTTTTGCCCATTTTTTATACCATAGACGATACGGATAAATGGGACGATATAAACGAACTCAGGAAGAGTTTACCGGGGTTGGGCGTATCAGTTCCCGTTCAATTCATCATTGATGAGATAGATATTGCAAGAAATTCACTCAGCAAAAAGACGGAATTTCTTACAAAATACTGCAACATAAAACAGAATAGTTCTCAGGCGTGGCTATCAGCGCAAGATATTAAATTGTGCATGGGTGAAGAACTGAAGCTAGAGGATTTCAAAAAATCCTATTGTGTGGGTGGCATCGACCTCTCAATGACTACAGACTTAACGTCCTGCTGTGTGCTGATAGAAAGAGACGGGGAATTATATGTCTTTTCAAAGTTTTTTCTGCCGTCTGAGAAAATAGACGAAGCCACCGAACGGGATCAGATACCCTACAGAACATATATACAACGGGGATTACTGCAACCGTCCGGGGAACACTTTGTTGATTATGATGACTGTTTCCAATGGTTCAAGGATTTAGTTGAGAAATATCAGATTTTACCGCTTCAGGTGGGATATGACCGCTATAACAGTCAGTATCTTGTTCAAGATATGACTGCCTACGGCTTTCACATGGATGACGTTTATCAGGGCACAAATTTAAGCCCCGTCCTCAGAGATATGGAAGGAAGTATTAAAGATGGACGTGTTCATATTGGAAATAACGACCTGTTAAAGATACATTTTCTCAATTCCGCTCTAAAATTGGACACAGAGAGCAATAAAATACGGCTTGTTAAGTTATCCCCCACCGCGCACATTGACGGGATGGCGGCGCTATCAGATGCGTTTTGCGTAAGGATGAAGTGGTTCAATGATATAGGTAATCAGCTGGCAAATAAAAGGTAATTATTATGGGATTGTTTGATTTTATTTTCAAAAAACCAAAGGAAAATCAAGCGTTATCGTTCTTTCAGACGCTCACAGGTTATACCCCTATGTTTTCAACATGGAGCGGTGAGATATATGAGAGTGAGCTTGTAAGGGCGGCTATTGATGCAAGGGCGCGGCATATCGGCAAGCTGGAAGTACAGACCATTGGAACGGCAAAAAGACCGCTACAGTTGCGACTAAAATCAGAGCCGAACGAATTTCAGAGCTGGTCACAGTTCCTTTATCGGTTGTCAACAATCCTTGACATACAATGCACCGCTTTTATTGTACCGATCCTTGGAACAATGGGAGAGATTCAGGGGATTTTCCCGATTCTCCCCAGTAATACAAGCCTAGTGCAAGATGAAAACGGGAATCCGTGGATAAAATATAGATTTGTGACGGGTCAGATTGCTGCTCTCCCCTTAATGGAAGCGGGGATATTAACAAAGTTCCAGTACAAAGATGATTTCTTTGGAACGCCAAACACGGCGTTATCCGATACGATGAGCCTTATTGATTTACAAAATCAGGGGGTATCTGAAGCCGTAAAGAACTCAAACACCTTTAGATTTATGGCAAGGGTTAATAACTTCTCTTTTGCTGAGGACTTGAGGAAGGAACGGGAAAGGTTCAGCCGTGAAAACTTTAGCAAAGAAGCGAGTGGTGGTGGCCTACTCCTATTCCCAAATACCTATGATGATATAAAGCAGATTGATTATCATGCTTATTCGATAAACCCGAAAGAAAGAGAACTAATACAGACGAATGTTTTTAATTATTTCGGGGTGAATGAGGATGTATTGCAGAATAAATTATTAGGTGATTCATGGGGCGCATTTTATGAGGGCGCAATAGAACCTTTTGCAATACAGTTTTCGGATGTTCTGAGTCGGATGCTATTCACGAAACAGGAGCGAAACGCCGAAAATAGAGTGATTGCAACGGCTAACCGAATGCAGTACATGAGCAACAAAGACAAGTTGAACATGATCGCCGCTTTTATGGATCGAGGGATATTTACAATCAATGAATCAAGGGAAATCTTAAATCTTGACCCCGTAGAGGGCGGCGACATTAGAACTGTCAGAGGAGAATATAAAAACGCTGATGAGGTGAATGAGGATGAATCAGGAAATATTGCAGAGAATTGAAAAAGGGATCCAGTACAGAGACATGAGCATGACCGCTCTTAATGATAAAAAGGTGGTCAATGGTTATGCCACTACATTTAACAGTCCCTATGTACTTTACGAAGATGAAGAAATGAGGATACTGGAGCAAGTAGACTCAAAAGCCTTTGAAAAAGCGGATATGTCCGATGTGATAATGCAATATGACCACAGGGGGCACGTATTCGCAAGAATCAGAAATAATACCCTTGAAGTTCGGACGGATGACAAGGGATTATTTATAACCGCCGATTTAGGTGGTACGGAGATCGGGCGACAGCTCTATGAGGAGATCAGGGGCGGTTATACCGATAAAATGAGCTTTGCCTTTACCGTTACGGGCGAAAATGTTGACCGTAGAACGGAAGGGATGAAGCGAGTTGTAACCCGTACTATTACCGAAATCGGCAAATTATTTGATGTTTCTGCTGTGTCTATTCCGGCCAATAACGGGACGGAGATATCTGCCCGTTCTTTCTGTGATGGAATCATTCAGAAAGAGCATGAGGAAGCCATGAGAAAAGCCGAAGAGGAGCGGACACGGAAACTAATAACACTAAAATTGAAACTTTTGGAGGTGTGAGAATGACTTTAGAAGAGATCAAAGTCCTTGACGCTGATGGAATAACGGAGCGTAAGGCCGCAATAAGCGCAGAAATGAACGGAGAGGGCGCCGACCTTGACGCGCTCACAGCTGAAGTTGATGCACTTGAAGCTAGAAGCAACGAACTGAAGGAGGCCGCAGAAAAGAGGGCGGCACTTGCATCAAAGGTAATTGCAAGTAACAACATAGTAAAAGAAAAGATCGTGGAGGATAAGAAAGTGGAAGAGAAGAGAACTTTCGCCCCTGACTCCGTAGAGTATAGGGACGCATACTTAAAGAATCTTATGGGTAAGGATATTTCAGTTGAGGAGAGAAACGCACTTACAAGTGCCGCTGATGTAATCCCGACTGAGCTTGTAAATCAGATTTACGGAAAGCTTGAAGATAATCCCGTATATGCTGAGCTGAATGTTACAAGATTCCCCGGATATGTACAGATTCCCTATGCTAAGACTGTGAACGAAGCATCATGGACGGCTATGGGAACAGCTTCAACCGACTCAGCGGATGAAGTAGACAGCATCTCTCTGTCAATGTATAAGCTGATTAAAACCGTGGAAATTACCGCAGATATTCAGGCGGCATCAATCCCCGCTTTCCAGTCATGGCTTGTTGACACTCTCGCAAGAAAGATGATCGCCGCTATTGTAGCCGCAGTTCTTAACGGAAACGGAAGCGGAAAACCTACTGGAGTTATTCCCGGACTTACTGCGGTTGATACGTCGATCACTTATGATACAATCCTCGCCGCAATGGCGGCAGTTCCCGGACAGTATCACAGAGATGCGGTATTTGTAATGAGTTCTGACACGTTCTTTAACAAGGTTATGACCCTTAAGGACGATCAGAAGCGTCCCCTTGTAGTTCAGGGTGTAGCGGGTGTAGATCGTGCGCCCGAGTATATGCTTTTAGGACATAGGGTACTTCTTGAAAGTTCTACCGATACCGAGACAGCTAACAATCTCCTTTTCGGTAATTTCCGTGATGGTTATGCTTTCAATATCGCAAAGGATGTAGCCATTGAGTCAGATGGTTCGGTAGAGTTTAGAAAAGGTTCTGTAGTATACAGAGCTATGGCACTTGCAGACGGCAAGCCCGTTATTGATGATGCTTTCGCAGTTCTCTCAGTTGCAAAAGCTTAAATAAAGAGGTAGGCGCATTATGTCGGATACAATCTTAACAAAAGTAAAAACCGCTCTCAGAGTCAGCATAAATAGTTTTGATGATGAGATAACAGACCTCATAGAAGCCGCCAAGCTTGACCTTGGGATTGCGGGCGTGAAAAATGCGGATATCGAATCGGGAGTTGACCCGACAGATGCGCTTATTGTCAGAGCCATCACTCTTTACTGTAAGCTCTATTTTGGCGAACCATCGACTTCCGACCATTGGAAGTCATTAAAAGAAGCCTATGACGAGCAAAAGGCACAATTAAGCATGGCGACAGGATATACAGACTGGGGTGGTGGTGATGAATAAGTGGAGTGATAAGTTAACCCTCATTATTGAGGGGGCAGACGGGCAAGATGCAGACGGCTTTCCAATTCATACAGATCCGATAGAACGCGAGGTTTTCTGTAATATGCAATCCGTGAAGGGCGTGGAATTCTTTCAGGCGGCGGAACATGGCGTCAATGTCGTGTATACCGCTGTCCTACATTCCTATGAGTATGATAACGAGCGCATTGCGGAATATAACGGCGTCAGGTACGCGGTTTATAGGGCTTATGAAAAGCAGGACAAAGAGACTGTTGAGCTAACGCTTGCGGAGGATGTGTAAATGGCTGATTTAGGTTTTAATATCCCGGATGATTACTTGAAGGATTTGCTAGACAATGATTTTGAGGAGTTAGCGCCGCAAATGATAGACGAGACGCTTCCCATACTTGAAACCTCAATACAAAGGCATTTAGCCGGAGTTGTACATAATAGCACGGGTGAGCTTGCGGGAAGTGTAGCAATCACAAAGCCTAAAAAGACCAAAACAGACGCGTATATCGGGAATGTCTATATAAAGGGACAGAGTAAAAATCATTATTATAGTGGTTCTACTCATAAACGCCAATATGCCGTAAGCAACGCATTAAAAGCAATATGGCTGAATTATGGCAATGCACATCAGGCCGCTAGGCCGTGGCTCACTCCGGCGGTTAATTCTTGTCAAGGTGAAATCGAGGATAAACTTCAAAAGAAGTGGGAAGAAATAACGGGAAGCAAATAAATGAACGTTAACAGCTTAATTGTTCAATTGAATAATATTACGGGCATTCCCGTAGCCCCCGACATCTATAAAGGGGAATCTGACAAGTGGATAACATTCACGTATCAGGACGAAAGACCCGCCTTTTTCGGAGACAATAAGATCCTTGATGATATTGCTTATATATCCGTGAACTTGTTTACTCCGGCTAATTTTAATTACATGGCCTTAAAAAAGACCATTAAACGATATTTGGAGAGTATAGGAGTCCTCACAAATAGTGAGAGTTATGTCTATACAAAAAATCAGATACCGATAAGACAAACAATCTTTGAAGTACAGATCACAAAAGAAAGAGAGGATTAAAGACATGGCATATTTCGGTTTAAGAAAGCCCGTCATTGCTCAGTATAACAGTACAACGGGCGCCTATTCCAACGGCTTTATCTGTGGTAAGGCTGTCAATTTTGAAGTAACTCCAAACTATTCAGAAGGTTCGCTTTTCGGTGATGATGAGCTTGCTGAATATGAAAAGAGTTTCACAGATGCGGATGTTTCCCTTGGGACTACAACGCTTCCGATCGAAGCCGCTTCGACTGTTTTCGGTCATACAGTGGACAGCTCTACCAACTCCGTGACAAAGAAAACCACGGACGTTGCTAACTATGTCGGCGTGGGCGTCATCATTGATGAGGTGGTGAACGGGATAAAGAAGTATTATGCTTATATACTTCCTTGCGTCCAGTTCTCAGAGAGCGCGGAGAGTTTCACCACAAAGGGCGACTCCATTACCTTTAGCAATCCCACGATCGAAGGCAAGGCAAAGGGTAACAATTCCAGCGAATGGCAGATCAAACAGCCGTTTGACACAGATACAGAAGCCCTTGCATTCATCAAGACGACTTTTGGAATGGAATAATATCAATCAGAGGGGGCGCAAAAAGCGTCCCCTTTTTGGTGAATAAATGAGAGAAGTTGAATTAAATCATATCAACATAAACGGCATAGAATATCCGTTACATTGTGACCTTTTCGCATTAGAAGTTCTGCAGAATGAGTTTCAGTCTGTCAATAAATTTGAGCGGGATTTATTAGGATTAACCCCCCTGAGGGAT